CAACATTGCAATGACATGCTGTATACCGTTACTGCAGTAAACCCTGGTGTTTCGTTCACCATCATTCCTGCTGTAAATAACGTTGATACGGGTGTAACGACTGGTAACTATCAGATTGTGTACTTCCCTGAACTCTTCTATCCACGCAATCGTAAGATTACCAATATTACACAAGCTGCATTCCCTATTGTTACAACAGCAATTCCACATGGGATGACTGCCGGACAAAAAGTCCGTTTCTCAATTCCACAGGTAACCCCATTGGCATATGGCATGTTGCAACTTAATGGATTGACAGCCAACGTTCTTCTTGTCATCAATGCATGGACATTCGTCATTGATGTCGATACAACAGGCTTTGGTGCATTTGCATTCCCATTGACTGCAGATGTTCCATTCACCTATGCGCAGATGATACCGGTTGGCGAAGATACCCCAACAGCACTTCTTGCTGGGGCTAACATCCTCGATGATGCAACACTCAATACAGGCTCTATTGGCGTCTTGCTTTATGCAGGTGCTTATGGTCCTGCTGGTCAACAAGGCGATGTCATTAAATGGGTCGCTGGTAAATCATTCAACGTATAAACAATACAATGCAATCCGTGTTGGGCCCTTCGGGGCCCTCACGGACTTAAAAGCCCTACTACGCAAACAGCTTCGTAGGGCATACCGGAGAATATTATGGTCGAAGACACAAAGCTCGAAACAAAAACAGAACAAAAGAAAAAAGTTAATCTCAAGTACCAACGCGATAAAGATAGAGAACCAGTAAAAGGTATATTCAGATTCTATGAAGTTCCCGGAGGCTGTCTCAGCTTCGTCTATAGAGCATATAAAGAAGATCCTGTTGAACGGTTTGATCTGATAGACGGCCAAATCTATACCATACCATTGGGCGTAGCACGTCATTTAAATAAGAACTGCTGGTATCCTATACACGTTCATAGACAAGACGAATCAGGCAAACCTTCAATGCAAATTGGTCGAAAGATCGCCCGCTGTGCCTTCCAAAGTCTTGAGTTTGTAGATATCGATGACATTACAGCAACCGGTGAATCGACTATAATAGAATCCGTAACGCTTCGTTAAGGGGTCCTAATGACTATACCTATTTCAGCTATAGTTGATCCCTTGTTTCAGCCTGCAATGCGCCAGATTGTCGCTATTACCAACGCTTTTCCGGCGTTGGTAACGACATCATTCGCACACAATTATCCCAACGGTACCATAGTGCGATTAAATATTCCCCCTTATTTTGGCATGCTGCAGGCTGATACATTAACAGGGACCATAGCTAATAACGGAAATCCATCACAATTTTTAATAAATATTGATACCACTCTCTTCTCACCATTTGTAATTCCACCCGATCAATGGTGGTACACTATTAATGCTAATGTAATTCCAATCGGAGAAGAAAATAATACACTCCAAGCAGCCGTACATAATTCGCTTGGTTAGGGAGAATCGATGCCAGATACTACACTCTCTACGCTTGCAAACATACAAACAAAAATAAGACGACTTACGCGTAGCCCTTCCGTCAGCCAAATAACTGATGCCCAAATAAACGATTATATTAATACCTTCATGCTCTATGACTTCCCTGAACACTTACGAATGGGATTCATGAGAACAAACTTAACGTTTTGGACGATGCCATACGTAGGTGAATATACCGATAATACAACTGACCTTACCAGCCCCTTATATAACCTAAAAAACAAATATATCTCGTTTCATCCGCCCGTCTATATGGCCGGATATCAAGGGTTTTTCTCACAATCGCGTGAACAGTTTTATGGGATATACCCACAAGTAGCAAGCATCTTTAAAATAGCCCAAGGCGATGGTATTACTGCTGTATATGCTGGCACCTTGCCCAATATCCCTATACTGCAAAACAATGTCACCTTCTCTTCGCGTGATGTTAACAACATAGGCCTTGTGCTCCATGACGTGCCAAATTTGACTCCAGGCGGCAATATGGGAACAACTGGTATTTTGGTATTCCCTAACAATCCAATACCACAGGGAACCATAAATTACGTCACTGGTGCCTATCTCATAACATTCCCTAACCCACCAGCAGTTGGTGTTGCAATTAATGCTCAAACATTGCCCTATCAACCAGCATTACCACAAGCTATGTTGTTCTATAAAGATACATTTCATATTAGACCAATCCCCGATCAGCCCTATGAGATAAAGATAGAAGCATATATACGGCCTACTGAATTGCTTCAAGGCACAAATATGCCTGAACTTTCAGAATATTGGCAATATATAGCCTATGGTGCAGCTAAAAAGATATTCGAAGATCGTATGGACCAAGAAAGTGTTCAATTGATAATGCCCGAATTCAAAGAACAAGAGACTTTAATACAACGTAGAACAATAGATCAACAAAGCAACGAGAGATCAGCAACTATCTACACCGAAAATGTCGGTCCCACACCTGGAGGATTTGGATCGGGTTGGGGTTCAGGACAATTTTAAATTAAGGAGACTACGATGCCTTTACCATATCCTAATATACCTGCGGCGGGTGACTTTTTATCCGTATCTCAGGCCCAAATTCAAGGAAATTTCGTCGCATTAAATAATGTTGTTGATGGTGTATTTGATCAAGTAGGTGCAGCACCAGCAACCGCCGCTACACAATTAGCGTTAGTAAACCTTAATGTTGGTGGTGTACCGCAGTTGCATTTAACGCGTCAAAGTAGTGGCGCAACAATTCCAATAACTCGTTATACAGCAGGAGCTAACCAAGGGTTTTATTATTTGCCTTCTGGTTTATTAGTTAAATACGGCAGAAGAATACTTTCAGCAGCAACCAGCCCTGTGTTAGAACCATTTATCACACCACCAGTCTTTACCCATGTATGGGCACATTTTGTAACTATCGCAACAGGTGGTTCCTTAGGTGTCAACGTTGCTCCTTACGTCTATGTTGATACGAACAACAGCTCGTTGGTTGCTATCAGACTATTCGGTGGTGTATCTGCTAATCCAGCACAACAAATAGTAGCAAGTTATATGGTTATCGGCGATACACTCTAGGAGCTACTATGTCTCAAGATAGATTTCTTATAGCTCCCCTTCAGTCCGGTCTCCAAAATGATCTTGTTGCATGGCAGATAATGGACGATTCGTGGGCATCATTAAACAATGCCTATGTATGGCGTGGTAGATTGCGCAAGCGATTTGGTTCTAAGTATATGAGCCAAACAGCAACTGCTGTACAAGCACCATTATTATCACGATTAAGAACATCGTATGACGATGCAGGCAATGTAATGGCAACGAGCGGTGCCGGTGATATTACTGCAATCGTACCAGGAGCTACCGGCTATATTGGACAAATGTTTAGCATTGGCGATTATACGTATACTATCATCGATATAACAGCTGGTCCTCAAAACATGCTAACTGATGATCCAGCTGCAACCATATACACATTTAACAGTACGAATGGTCAAGTTCATATTACAACAGCAACTGGTCATGGCGTTCCTGTATATTTCTATCCGACATATCCAGTCATGGGATTGGCTAATTACAAAGTAGGTGCTATAAACAATCAACCTTCTTTTGCATTCGATATTGCTTATGCATATACATACAATAATGGATGGCAACGTTCTGGCTTAACAACAGAATGGCATGGTAGTGATTCACAATTCTTTTGGACTACTAATTTCACAGAAGCCACAATACATGATACGGCATTATTCGTAACAAACTTCAATGCAACAATTGGCGCACCGGGTGCAACAGATGATCCGATGTATTACTGGAACGGCACTGTGTGGACGAATTTCAGCATCGGCGGTGGTTTCGCCGTTAGTGGCGGTATCTATTTCCTTTCTGGCGGCAATGATTTTGTACAAACTGCCCGTATAATAGTCCCATTTCATAATCGGTTATTATTATTAAACACAATCGAGCATACAGGAGCAGCACCGGGAACTAATAATGCTTATCCACAACGTTGTCGTTTTTCAATTAATGGCAGCCCTATAGCTAATGATGCATGGCTTGAAAACGATCAAACGAGAACTATAGGAGCTACAACATATCGCTATGGCGGAGCGGGTTATATTGACGCAGCAACAAAAGAACAGATCGTAACAGCCGGTTTCATCAAGGACAGGTTAATCGTTTATTTTGAACGATCTACGTGGGAAATAGCCTATACGGGCAACGAGATACAACCATTTCTCTGGCAGAAGTTGAATACGGAGTTGGGTGCAGAGTCTACCTTTTCACCAGTTCCTTTTGATAAAGTTGTATTGGCAATGGGCAATACAGGTGTTCATGCGTGTAATGGTGTCAACGTAGAACGAATAGATTCAAAGATACCAAATGAGACTTTCCAGATTCAAAACAAAGATGATGGCATTAAACGCATAGCCGGCATACGTGATTATTATACCGAGATGGTCTATTGGACGTACACACAAAGTGGCAGAGATACAATATTTCCCAATAGAGTGTTCGTATTCAATTATAACAACGGCAACTGGGCATTCAATGATGACTGTATAACAACCTTTGGCTATTACGAACA